TATCAAACGACGCACCCACTATGGACTACGTCCAGTATTTTACGAAACAGCTTCCGCAAGATTTGGCCAAAATGGCCGAACTGCGGGACGAGCTGGCCAAGCGGCAGGGCGCGCTGAGCGCGGCCGAGGCAGCGCTGGCTGACCGTGAGAAGGCCAAGGTTGAGCTGGCGAACGCCAAGCTACAGGCGGCGTCGATCCTGTCGGAAGCCGAGGCAGACCGCTCCGAGGCGCGTAATCTGAAGGCTGACGCCGACGCGCGCGACAAGGACGTGGCCAAGCGCGAGAAGTCGTTCGAGAGCGGTATGAAGACGCGCGAGCAGGCGGTCGCAGCGGCCGAGGCAGCGGTCAAGGTCCGCGAGGATGCGGTCAACGCCCGTGAGGCTCGCATGGCCGAGGCGCAGGGCAAGCTCGACGCTGAGCGTGTCGCGTTGGAGAGCCGCATCAAGGCATTTCAGGACCGCGTTGCGTCCTTCTGAGGATAGATAAATGGCCGACGTAAAGATCTCCGCCCTTCCTGCCGCTACGACTCCGCTTGGCGGCACGGAAGTCCTGCCTATCGTCCAGTCCGGCACCACCAAGAAGGTGTCTATCGCCGATGTGACGGCGGGGCGGGCGATGTCGGCGTCGAGCCTCACCCTTTCGTCGCCGCTCGGCGTCGCGTCCGGCGGCACCGGGCTCAACTCACTGACTGCTGGCCGCATACCGTATGGCGATGGGACAAGCGCGTTTGGGAATAGCGCGAACTTATTCTTTAACGGAACAAATCTTGGTATTGGAACTTCGTCACCAACGTCTTACGGCGCTGGGTATACCACGCTGGCTGTTAATGGTAGCTCTGCGGGCTCCGTTATTGACACATCGGTTGCGGGTGTCCGCATTGGAACTTTCTTTGCGTTGAGTGACAATTCGGTCACTGTTGGCAACGTGACGAATAATCCTTTAGCTTTTCGAACAAACAACATTGAGCGTATGCGCCTCGACGCATCCGGCAATTTCGGTATCGGGACAAGTTCGCCGGGGGCTAAATTAAATGTTGTTGGCCTAACATCAAATGCCACGGCAACCTTTTTATCCGGCGCTTCGGGATCATTGTGTTCTGTTAATCTTGGGCGGGACACAAGAACCTACACTCTCGGTGTAGCCGCATCTGCAAGTCAATTCTTCAGCGGAACTGCTGCTGGCGATAGTATTATTGCTTATGGGACCGGCAAGCTATGGATCGGTAGCGGTAATATTGATACGGCTGGCTCGGCTACGGCTGTTTTTGATGCTAGTGGTACCCTATTTATAGGTTCCACAAGCGGCCCTAGTAACTCTTTGACTGTAGCTACATCGGCCGCCGCTATTCGTATCAGAGACACGTCAAATACAAATGGTTCTCAGCTATATGATAGCACGACAGCGTTTAACGTAACGGTAGTTGACGGACGCCCGCTTGTTTTTCAAACAGGAAACACAGAACGGGTCCGCATCGACAGCAGCGGGAACCTGCTGGTTGGGACGACGAGCCAAGTCGGGAGCGCGCTAACTTCTCTTTTTAGTGGCACGGCTAATAACACCTCATATCGGCCACTGTCATTGCGCGGTGGCTCGCAAACGATATTTGGCAACCGAAAAACAACAAGCGTTTCTACATCTGCAACAGTAATATCTGCCGTTAACGAGTGGTGTAATTTGGTTCTGGTTTTTGGAACCGATGGAACAAATCGTTTCTGCGATTTAGTTCTATGGTCGATTGGCTCGGGAACAGTCAATTCAATCAGTTCTTTAAACTCCAGCGGGAGCCCTGCCGCTCGAACATATTCGCAGTCATCAAGCACACTCAGACTTGCTATGGCGTCTGGAACTTACTCAGTCCATGTCGTGGAACTAACCTTAGCGGAAGTATAACATGAGCAACACATACACATGGGTAATCGCCCAACTCGACTGCTACCCGCAACAGGACGACCACACGGATGTTGTGTTCACCGTCCACTGGAGACGCCAAGCGACTGACGGAACCTACAGCGCCGACATCTACGGCTCACAGTCCGTCACTCTCGCGCCTGACGCACCCTTCACGCCGTATGAAGATCTGACATTCGATCAGGTCGTCGGGTGGCTCGAAGAGGCGTTTGGCCCTGAGACGCTGGCTGCGCAGGTGGCTGCGCTTGACAAGCAGATTGAAAATCAGATCAATCCGCCGGTTGTTAGCCCACCACTTCCATGGAGCAACCCGTGAAATTTACGCTCGAAGAGCTACAGAAACTCGTGAACTTGCTGGACATAGCAACAAAGGCGGGCGGCCTCGCTGTCGCCAGCGAAGCACTCCCGCTCGTGGCCAAGATTCAGGAAATGGCCAAGTTCGTTGACGTTCAGGAAGAAAACGAGTAACTTTGTTTAACCGACTGGCCGGAAAGCTAGGTAAATGACAGAAGACGAACAGGCTGTAGCGGAGATCAGCCCCGCGCCGGAACCGGAAGCCACGGCAGCACCGGAAACCGTTGTAGAGACGCCGGAGGAACAGCAGCCTACAAAATCGTTCACTCAGGAAGAGCTGGACGCCATTGTAAGCAAGCGCCTTGCAAGAGAACAGCGGAAATGGGAACGTGAGCAGGCCCAGCGGCTTGCGGAGCAGCAGGTTAGACAACCTGTCGCACCTCCTGCGGACCCCAACGATTTCGAGTCGGCTCACCAATACGCGGAAGCGTTGGCTGAGCAGAAGGCTCAGGAATTGTTGGCCAAGCGCGAGGCCGCAAGGCAACAGGCCGAGATCATTGAGTCCTATCGCGACCGTGAAGAGGAAGTAAGGGAAAAATACGAGGACTTCGAGCAAGTCGCGTATAACCCCAACCTGCCCGTCTCGGACGTTATGGCTCAAGCTATTCAGGCTTCTGATATTGGCCCCGAGGTCATCTATTTTCTCGGATCCAACCCAAAAGAAGCCAGCCGTATATTCCGTCTGCCGCCCGTCTTGCAGGCAAAAGAGATCGGTAAGATTGAGGCCAAACTGGTTGACAATCCGCCGGTCAAGAAAACATCAACCGCGCCAGCGCCTCTTGCGCCTGTCACGGCAACCCGGTCGAACTCTGGCCCGAGACGAGACACGACGGACCCCCGGTCCATAAAGGAAATGTCAACGTCGGAATGGATTGAAGCGGAACGTCAGCGGCAGATCAAGAAGTGGGAAGCGCAGAACCGACGATAAGTCTTTGAAAGGACTAGGTTATGTCTAATTCACTTCTTACGATCGACATGATCACGAGAAAAGCACTCGAGATCTTGGAAAACAACCTTGTGCTTACCCGCACCGTTAACCGCCAATATGACGACTCTTTCGCCGTTGAAGGCGCGAAGATCGGCTCGACCCTCCGCATCCGTCTGCCCGACCGCGCGCTGGTCACGGACGGCGCGGCGCTTCAGGTGCAGGACGATAACGAGCAGTATACCACGCTCGCGGTTTCCAGCCAGAAGCACATTGGCGTCAACTTCACGACCGCCGAACTCACCATGCAGCTCGACGATTTCGCTGAGCGTGTTCTGAAGCCTCGTATTTCGCAGCTCGCGTCGTCCATTGACGCCGACGTTGCGAACGCCTTCAAATACATCGGCAACTCGGTCGGCACGCCGGGCACGACGCCCGCCACGTCGCTCGTTCTGCTTCAGGCTCAGCAGAAGCTCAACGAGAACGCTGCGGTCATGTCGCCCCGCTATGCGACGGTCAACCCGGCTGCGAACGCCGCGCTGATCGAAGGCATGAAGGGCCTCTTCAACCCGGTCTCGGCGATCTCGAAGCAGTTCAAGAACGGCATGTTTGGTGAAGGCATTCTCGGCTATGACGAGCTGAATATGTCGCAGTCCATCAAGCAGTTCACGACCGGCTCGCGCACGGGCACGCTGACGGTCAATGCTACGGTTACGTCGGAGGGCGCGACCAGCATCGTCGTTACGGGCCTCGGCTCGACGGTCGTCAAGGCCGGCGACGTGTTCACGGTTGCCGACTGCTTCGCCGTCAACCCGCAGACCCGTGAGTCCACCGGCTCGCTGTTCCAGTTCGTCTGCCTTGAGGACGTTACGGCGTCCACCACGGCGACGATCAAGGTCAACGCGATGTATTCGGCTTCGCAGGCTCTTGCGACGGTTGACGCTCTGCCGCAGTCCGGCAAGACTGTCACCTTCCTCGGCTCGCCGTCGACCCAGTATCCGCAGAACCTGATCTACCATCGTGACGCGATTGCGTTTGCGACGGCCGATTTGCTCATGCCGAACGGTGTCGACATGGCCTCGCGTCAAGTCCACAATGGTATCTCGCTCCGCGTTGTCCGTCAGTATGACATCAACAACGACCGACTGCCCTGCCGTATTGACGTTCTGTATGGCTACAGCGTCATTCGTCCGCAGATGGCGGTTCGCCTTTGGGGCTAATCAGATGGGGCTTCGGCCCCGTCTTTTTCTCTAATTCAGGAGCATTGAACCATGGCTGCTTATGACCCGATTACGCAGAGCGCTGCTTATCCGCTCGACACTCTCGGCCCGACGCCGCTTATCCCGAACGCCGTTGGCGGCTACCAGCTCGGCGCTGGCGCGCTGACCGAGCCGCTTATGACCCCGCAGCCCGCCCCGAGCGCGCTGACGGGTGCGACGGTTACGGTTACTGTTGGCAATCTCGCCAACGGCATCATCACCGTTGACTCTGGCGGCACGGACGCGGGCACCTACACGTTCCCGACCGGCGCGCTGATCGACGCGGCGTTCCCGAGCATCAAGACGAACTCGGCGTTCGATGTCGTCGTCATCAACCTTGGTGACAACGCGGCGAACGACGTGACGTTTGGTGCGGGCGCTGGCAACACCATTGTCGGCAATGCGGTCGTTGCGGATTCCGCTACGGCGACGTTCCCGGCTTCGGCTCGCTTCCGCTTCCGCCGCACCGGCACGGCCGCCTACACGATCTATCGTATCGGCTAAGGAGGGCTCTATGCCTAATACCAAAGCGGTAGGCGTCGCGTTCTCGGACCCGGAGCTTGTCTCCGGCACGACGATCACGGGCGCTTCCATCTCTGGCTCGACGATCACAGGCGCGACGGCCTCTGGCACGTTCACGTCCACGGCGACGAGCGGTCCGGTCATCTCAAATGCGACGGCCGGCCTATACTTCCTGACCACGGCCATCACGGCTGGCGTCACGACCACGACCGCTCCGGCGGGCTCGCTGGCCACGACGACCAACGCCACGGGCGCTGGCAAGCTGTTCACTTCGGTGGCCGGCAAATGGGAATTCCCCGTTCTCACCTAAATCAATCCTACGAGCGGCCTACGGGCCGCTCGGCCCTTACCATAGGTGTAAAATGGCTGTAATTTACCTGCGGCACCCCAAGCACGGGGTGAAGGTCGCTACCATGGATTTGGAAGCCGCCTACGACGAAGAGAACGGCTGGGAAAGGTTCGATCCAGATGACGACAGCGGGCGAGCAGATCAACGGAGCGCTGAGACTGTTGGGCGTCCTCGCAGAGGGCGAAACGCCCTCGGCCGAGACCTCGCAGGACGCGTTGATGGCGCTGAATCAGATGATCGACTCGTGGAACACCGAGCGGCTGTCGGTATTTTCGACACAGGACCAAGTTTTTAACTGGCCGTCCGGCGAGCTGTTCCGCACGCTTGGCCCGACCGGCAATTTCGTAGGCAATCGCCCTGTTCTGCTGGATGATTCGACTTACTTTCGTGACCCGCAGACCAACGTCTCCTACGGCATAAAATTCATCAATCAGCAGCAGTATAACGGTATCGCTGTAAAGACAGTGACCAGCACCTATCCGCAGGTCATCTTCGTCAACAACACCTTTCCCGACATCCAGATGTATGTCTACCCGCGCCCGCTGCGGCTGCTGGAGTGGCATTTTATCTCGGTGCAGGAACTGACCGAACCGGCGCAGTTGGCGACGCCGCTGACATTCCCGCCGGGCTATTTGCGGGCGTTTCGCTATAATCTTGCGTGCGAAATTGCGCCGGAGTTCGGCGTCGAGCCATCCGCGCAGGTGCAGCGGATCGCGATGTATAGCAAGCGCAATCTGAAGCGCATCAACAACCCCGACGACATCATGGCGCTGCCTTACAGCATTGTCGGCACACGTCAGCGCTATAACATCTACGCTGGAAACTACTAATGAAGACGCCGATCCTCGGCTCCAGCTATGTCCTGCGCAGTCCTAATGCGGCTGACAGCCGCATGGTCAATCTCTATCCTGAGATTGTGCCGGAGGGCGGCAAAGAGGCCGCTTGGCTTCAGCGCGCGCCGGGGCTCCGTCAGCTCGCCGTGTTTCCGACCGGCCCCGTGCGTGGGCTCTGGCAGTATGGCGACTATGGCTACGCCGTCGCGGGCACCAAGCTATATCGCGTCGATACGGACTGGACTTACCACGAACTCGGCACAGTAGCCGGCGCAGGCCCGGTCAACATGGTCGATAACGGCACGCAGCTATTCATCGCTGCGGGCGCTAACGGCTACATCTACAACAACACCAACGTAACGCTGAGCTGCAACACGACCAACGGTTCGCCCACTGTTACGACCGCTGACACATCTCTTATATGGGTCGGCCTTCCTGTCACGGGCTCGGGCATTCCGGCCAGCACGACGGTCTCCAGTATTACGGACGGAACGACTTTTGTTTTGTCGGCCAACGCTACAGCCACGGCGACGACGGATCTGACGTTCTCGCCGCTCTTCAGCGACATCACGGACCCGGATTTTCCGGGCGCGATTGGCGTTGGGTTTATTGACGGCTATTTCGTATTCAACGAACCGAACAGCCAAAAATTCTGGGTCACCGCGCCCTATAACGGCCTGTCCATCGACGCGCTGGACTTCGCCAGCGCGGAAGGCTCGCCGGACAATCTGGTCACG